TATTTATCGTTGCAGGAAACCATGATATGTGGGCTATGGAGGGTGATCCGATTACTTGGATGTGTAAACCTCTAAAGACTGTATACTCTAACCACAACGCAAGACTTAAAATCAAACTACCTAAACATGAAATAAAGGTAAACTGTTCTCATAACTTTAGAGGACATTCCATGTACAATACAGCTCATGGTATTGTTAAACACGCATTGTTCAATGCAAGAGACCACTTACTTATAGCAGGTCATACTCATGTATCAGGTTATTCACCTATTAAAGATGCTAACTCAGATAAGATTATGCATTGTGTTCAAGTTGGCTCGTATAAGAAATACGATAACTTCGCAAAGCAATTAAATCTTCCATGTAAGATGATGTCAGCTTGTGCTGTTGCTGTATTTAATACCGAACTCACAGAAGACCATCCAGACTTCATCAAAGTATTTTGGGAAGTACAAGAGGGTGCTGATTATCTTAACTATCTAAGAAGTAAAAAATGAAACCAAAATTAGTAGTGATAAATTGGGAAGATGCAATCACCCCAACATCAGGGTGGACAAACATAAAAGAATTAGAAAATACATTAGCTGACTGTATATCAATCGGATTAGTCGTAGAAGAAAACGACAAAACTATAACACTTGTAAGTCACATCTCAGGAAGTGATACACAAGTAGATATAGATGGGAGTCTCGTATTGGATAAGTCTTGGATTAAATATAGAAAAGACTTACCTCTACCTAAAGAGACAATTAATAAATTAAAGATATGGTTATTGGAGAACGCAGATGCCCAGAAAGATAAGTAAAGAAGACGAACAAAAATTTATAGATTATTACCTAGAGGGAGAGACAGCAGGTAATGCAACACAATCAGCTAAGAAAGCAGGATGGACATCCAATCCAACACAGATGGGTTCATATCTTAAAAAGAAATATGCTCATGAAATCAGAGAGAAGAACGAAGACAGAATCACATCAACATCTGGACTAGCTATTACAGTCCTACAAGACTTACTTAGATCAGAACAAGATGCAGTTAGACTCAACACAGCAAAATTAGTTTTAGAGATGGGTGGTTTTAGTTCTCAGAATATCAATCTGAATGTAGATAAAGCTACACAAAAGAGTGATGCTGAGTTAATTGAAGAATTACAAGGTCTAGTTAGCAAGATTCCTGCTCTAAAACCTAAATTAGCTATGATACAGGACAATACAGAGGAAGAATCAAGCGATACCCCTGATAATGGCTCTGAGATGGACGAGAATAGACTTACACATTAGTGGGTTATAATCGTACCAGACACCTCATTTAAATTGGATTATGGCGATTATAGGGCTACTTTTTTTACAAGTTTTGGCTATATATGATACCAGAACCTAAAATTGCCAATCCAACCCCATTCACAAAAGAAATCGGATGATCTTTAGTTTTGATTCCGACAACCAACCAACCAAGCACACCTAAAAACTGCACATAAAGATTCATTGGATAGTAATTAAAAGATGTTAAGACTAACCCACAAGAGAGGATGAGTGAGCTAGTCCATTTTAGTTTATTCATCCCCTATTTTAGCTAGAGCATTAATTTCAATGTTTTTTACAAACTCTAATGTTTCCATGTAAGGTCTTTTAAATTCCATATAATCTTTTTTATCCATACCTAAAAACTCTGGGCGATTATCATCATCATAAATGAATTGTCCTGTACCCTCACAATGATAGCACTTGTCTATACTGTTCTTAGATTTGACAACACCTCTGCCTTGACAGAAAGGGCATACAGTCATAATGACTTCTCTCAATGATAAGTTGATAAAGTTTCTAATTAGATATTTATCCCCTCTTATTTCTTTTGGGTTTATGTGTTTGAAGAATATATCGCAAACTTCCTCGTAGATATCATCGAATACCAATGATCTAGCATAGTTGTTGTCTGTGTATTTCGCCATGAGAAAATCGTATTCCCTGTTATCCAATCCCCTAGTTCCTAAAAAGTGAGCAATATCTTCAGATGTTATTGCATCGTGATTACCACTAGAGAGTTCATAGTTCATAGACTTTGCAGTCAGAAGTGATAGTAGATCAGCTTTCACGTTTCTTACCTATCTTTTTCCTCTCTTGTTCTACCCTTGTGCCTATTGATTTCAAATAGTCATCACCATGTAGTTTGTATTGCTCTATCATATAGTATTGTAAGTTAGGATTCAAACCCCAGGGGAAATGAGTTTCGCCAATTCCATTAGACTTTGGCTCTGCATCCTCTATTTTATACAGTATTCTAACGTCTTCATCAGACCATCTCTTAGTTCCATCTATGTTTTTACATTCTAAATCAAATGCTTTAGCATCGAGTCGTGTTAAAAACCAACCCATTATATTCTCCAAATTCTGTATCTATCGGTTGATAATTTTCTAAAACTTAGTGCAACCTTTTTCTTCCATGCCTGTTTTCTAACAGAATTAACGATCTTGTAGTTGTCTACTACAAATGAATCTCCCTTATCCATATCCAAGAAAGCATCAACATATTCTTTATACTTACAAGGTCTACCATTGTTTACTATCGGTATATTTTTCTCAATTTTTATCATTAATAATTAACCTCTCACTTTCAATTAATGTTCTCATTGTTTTGACATATGCTTCAGTCCACATGTCTCTACGTTCTTGTTTGCTTAAATTCTTGCCATTATCCATTTCATAATGACACCTGTGGCAAAGAGCAACAACAAGGGAATCAGGTGCTTTTAAACCCATTCCCTTGCCATGCTTAGATTGGTTTGAGTGACAGGCACATACAGTTCCATCACTCGCACCACAATGCTGACAGTCTAGTTCTCTCATCAGTTCTAATAGTTTTTTGTTTCGATACACTAGAGCACCAATGACCAAAAGATACTAATAGCTGATACAAATATAACTGCTTTAACTACATCAGGTAGTTGATTACAAATCTCTGTGATCTTGTCTATCATCTTTTTTACCCTCCATCATTTGATACATTCTTTCCATCTCACCATCTATGCTTTCTTCAACATGTTCAATAGATATATTGCAATGCGATATAACACCATCTAATACTACATGCATAGTTTCATAAACAGTTCCCTCTTGACTACCTGTTTTGTCTAGCTTTTCACAATATGACTTTACATGTTTAAATGCTTTCGCCATTCCTCTTAACTCATCTATACTCATTGTTTTCCTCCCATTGATTTAATTGATTTAGAACATTTGACTGTTCTTCCTGTCTTTTACCGTGTGTTTTACCTCTAAGTAAAGGATTATCTTCTTGTATCTTTCTTCTGGCTCTTGTAACCGATTCAGGTTTAGCAAGATATCCAAGTCGCATAACATCAAGAAAATCCCTCGATCCTACATAGTCTTTTTGTTTGAGTTGCACATCCCAGACCAGAGATATCAACAACGTGTCGTTATCTCTAGTCATAGGGGAGGAACTCAGTAATTCAAAAACTATGTCTTTATATTTTAGTATATTCATACCCTCTCCTATTGTTTATTAACCTTGTTTTTTCTTTAGTTCAGCTTTCCACCAATCAGGATATTGTCCTGTTTTTTCCCTGATAGAGTTTGCTCTATGTTCAAATCCAGATATTTTCCCATTGATTACATCTTCATAATATCTAACTTTTTCCATAATTGACTTGATTAAATCATACTGTGATACAGCATTTTCGTAAGGGAAACACCCACTTTGATATTCACGAGCATCATGTACAGCATCTTCTGAATTGTCAGCTACTTCTTTAACAACTTTTAGTTCAAGTTTTTTTATGTAATCTATTAATTCATTTAGATACATTTTCTCTGCTTCAGATTTAGCTAACATACTTCTTAGCTCATTACTTTCTTTAGTTATTTCAGCTTTTGTTTTCATTTTAGTCTCCAATATTAATTAACCTAACTCTCCATAGAGTTTTTTCTCACCTCTTAGATTTGCTGACTTTGTTCTAAACAAGTTACAGCTTTCCAAAATGCTCGAAATCGTGTGTCTAAGTGCTATATATTTTTGCTTTTGTTCTTTAATCAAAGGAATGTATTTGACTACATCTTTGTGTGTTTCAGCAATAGCTTCTCTCTCTTTAATTGTTAATCCTTGTTGTTTGGTTTCCAGAAATACAGTAGCTTTGGTAGTCTTTTGCATAGCCACAAGATACTCATATTCGCCCTCAGCAATGCCAAGTTCTTTACCTTTTTCTCTAAGTTCTATAATAGCTTGTTCTAGCTCAGTATCATGTAATCTAATCATTTAACTATCTCTGGTTTTTTATATTTCTTTTTTTCAAGTGTATCTAAAATTACCTTAATATCAGCTAACATTTCTTTTTTTCCCTCTACAACTCCAATCATTACATCTTCTTGCATATCAGTATCATTTCTATATACATAATCTTTATGTACTCGATATAAAACTTCGATTTCATTGATAGCATCAATCATATCTTTTTCGTTTATGTCGTTTTTAGTTATCATTATTTCTTCTCCAATAGTGTTTTCTTAGCTGTAGGTGGTAGATTTTGTATCTTTTCTAGTGATTTCCTATTCATATACAGATCAATAAATGTTCTCTTTTTAAACTCTAATTCCTTAGAAGTTAAGCGATTCAAGGATAACCCACCCATTCTTTCATATATTTCTACTGCTAATTTATCATCAACAGTCTTTCTGTCAAAGAATTTCTGCCAAGTTTCTTCTAATTGTGAATTATCCTGCGATAAATACTTCATGATATCTGATATCTCTGGTCTCCATCTGCCACGTTCAACATTTTTAGTGTGTTCATGTAGACATCTGACTAGACTTTCTATGTCATATTCTTTGAAAGCCAAGTACCAAAACCTTTTCTGATCTTTGTTTAATTTGGGTTGATTTGGGTATAAATTATCCATCATTTGATAGAATCTTGTTAAATCATCATTTTCCATTGTACTTTCCTCTCTTTTCGTGATATTAATTTAATTTTTTCTTTACAAGTATTTAATTACTTGTTTCTTTGTTTTGTTTTTGTTTGTTTTTATTACAAACCTAAATAAAACCACTTACTGATAATAATACTATCATATATGTTGATTATATCAACTCATATGCTAATATATTCGTATATAGTAAATGGAGAATAAACAATGAAAGAACTTACATATAAAGAGGTATACGATACTCTTTCTGTAATTGATCTAACAGGTAAAACTGAAGTAAAGAATGGTTTTACTTATCTAGCCAATGCTCATGGTATCGCTATCATGAACGAGCATTACCCACAACATCATGTTACATGGGGTATGCCAAAAACCTTTGATGATGGTACAGTAGAAATCTATTGTAAGGTTACTATTGATAATCTTTATAAAGAGATTTGGTATCCTGTGACTAACTATGCCAATAAACCAATACCTAACCCAAACTGTTTTGATATGAATAGTGCGAAAATGAGAGCATTAATGAAATGTTTTGCTCTTGGTTTTGGTTTGGGTATCCAGATATTTAAGAATGGAGAGACTAGACCAGAGGGTGTTGAGCCAGAAATCAAAGATAAAGCTATTAAAAAGATAGCTGATTCAAAAGATAAGGCAAAAGCAGTAGAAAAAGCAATCAAAAATGGAGAGGTAAATGACAGCACAGATGAAATCGAACTCGGTCAAGCGTTACAATCTTCGTAGCTCATCAGCTATGAACTATTGCTTTGGTTTGTATACTAAGCGATCTAAAATGCTTGAAAACGACTTAAATGGTGTTGTCGAGCCAATAGATTCATTTCTACAGAAGTATGTCGATTTTGGCAATAAACATGAAAAATCTGGTGTAGCCAAGTGGATTCTCATGAACAAGAAAATGCCACAAGATATACTAGATAACCAAAAGAACTATGTAATTGAAAATTTCCTAAACCTAAAGGGAGACACAGTCGTTGATTTAAGCTGTACTCCAGATGGAATCTCAGGCGATACTTTGTTGGAAATAAAATGTGGAAAACTAGGGGAAAGACCATATACCTCTAAAGAAATCACAAGATATTATCCACAAATCTACCTACAACAGTACATTTTAAACAGTTTAGGGGTGGAAATTAACAAGACACACTTAGTCTCTTGGTCTTTAAATGGCACTAGAGTATGGGAATTTAAGCGAAATGTAGAGTTTGAAATCTTTATGCTCAGTCTCTTAGAAGAATATTCTATGGCACTTCTAAGTCAGGGAGAACTTAGAGATAAGCCAGAGAAGTACACAGGCGATTATGATATTAAACTAATCTATGGAGATGAATAATGGTAGAAAAAAAAGATAAGAAGTTTAGTGAGGGTTTGTATTTTAATGAATCAGACAAAGATTTTATTGAAATGAGAATCGGAATAAACAAGAAACAGTTAGCAGTATGGCTAAAAAAAGAGTTAGGCAATCCAGATGAATGGATAAATGTAGATGTTAAAAGATCAAGCAGTAATCCAAGCAAACTCTATGGAGAAGTAAATACATACAATCCAAAAGACAAGCTGGGTAGCCAAGATAGGAAAAATATTGATGATATTGAGGCAATATTTAACGACAAAACAGACGTACCATTCTAGGAGAGAAATATGGAAAAAAAACAATCATGGGCAGAACGCAATCCAGACAAAATTGCTCTGCATAAAAGGAAATACTATGAAAAGAACAAGGAAGAAAGCAAACTTAGATCAAAACGACAAAATCTAAGAGGTAAAGTGGCTTATTCTATGCTCTCAGATAGCGATAAAAAGAAATGCGATAAAGAAGTAGAAAAGCTATTGACATAATCGTATATATCATTCAATATGGTTATAGTTTAGTTAGAGGGTAACTAAACAGAGATGTTATAAAGGTAGATAGGTAATAGCATACAAACTAATTGGGCGATCAGTATGCAGAATACACCCAAACCTATCTGCCAGAGAGGATAAGTAAATGGCATACATAATCAGAGTATACAAAGATGTTGAAATGGAGACTGACGACAAAAATCAAGCTATCGAAATGGCTACAGATTGTCTAAGTGATTTTGATGTAGAGATAATCCAGGAAACAGAAAAACCAAAAACAACACAAGAACACTTTGATGAATGTTTAAGACATTGGAGTAGACATGGGTAAAGGCAGTAAACAACGACCAACCAACATTAAAAACTTTAGTGAGGGTTACGATAGAATATTTAACAAGAGAGGGAATAAAATGGAAGATGAATCAAGAACATATGATGAGGTAGTAAACGACTTAGGGGGAATGTCTGTAGATGAGTTTCTGGACAAGTGCGAGGAACATGGAATCAAAGATATTGTGCAGAATGTAGACAACGCTATTGATGAAATAGCTCAAATGGAATCTTGCTGACATGGGATATAAGAACGAGTTTTTAGAGCAAAATCAAGATAAAATAAACGAGGAATGGGTTTGTTATTGTAACGAGATCAATTCAATTAGGCATAAATATGGCTTAAATTCTAAGGTATTTACTTCAAACGATAAAGAACGATTCGCCATAAGTTACATAGAGAGCCATATAAATTAGTTTCATATAACACAAGGGAATGGATTCCCACTCAATCCTAGTCGTTCACTCATTCAATCCTAGTCGTTCATTCAATCAGTCAGTCAATCCTAGTCGTTCTTATTCAATCCAAGAAGTAAAGCGATCTAGCATAATTCAATCTAAAAATCTTTAGAATTAAATAAATAGTATTAAATTCATGAGATAAAAATAAATTTGATATATACAAATATATGACTATAATTAAGGGTAACTAATAAACATAAGAGGTTATGTAATGAGTGAAAATAAAAAACAGTTAATGTATCAATACATAAAAGAGCATGGTGACAATTTAAAATCAATTTTTGATATTGATATTGATAGTGTTCAATTATGCAAAAAATTATTCAGATTAGAGAATATAGCACATGAATTTTCTACTAATCATTGTAATTATGGATATTCTGATGATCAAGTTGATTCATTTGAAGATGAAATATTATCCAAAGTATCAAGTATATTAAATTGCGATAAAGATATTATGTTTTTAAATGGTGATGCTAGAGGGTATGCTTTAAAATTTACTAGCGAATTTAGTAAAGACAAAGATATTCATAAAGATTGGGGTGGCTATGGAATAATAGCACCAGATTACAGCAACGTATAATGACTATATTAGACATATTAAAAGGGTTACTAGGTGCAATTATTGGAACATGTATATTATATTTTTTAATGATTGCACTTGTACAAATAGATATATTATTAAACTTTTAAGAGGTGAGAAGATGAAAAAACAAGATAAAATAGAAACTGTAATTAAATTTGGTGGGTTTTATGAATCTATACATTCTGCTGTAATAGATAGTCGTATTGAAAGCTATTATGAAAAGGGAAACTATCCAGAATATCATCATGAAAATATCGATTATAAAAACACAAATAAATCATATATAGAAAATTACTGTAGTGAATTAGAAAATTATATTTTAAATGAATATGAGATACATATTGATTTTAAAAATATATCTTTAAATTCTCCAGAATTTTACAACTATTCCAATGATACAATTTTTTGTGATATAGACAAAAAACAAGCTAAAAATCTGATTGATCATTTTATTAAAAATGCTGAATTTTTAGAATATTTAAAAAATAATACTAAATCATAT